CACTCGTATATATGGAACATATGTTTATCAACAACAAGATGGAAATCCTTCGGGAAATCCATTCACGTCAGTGTATAATTCTCTCTGTAATCTTGTTATGACGTTTATTGTTTTAACTGAAGATTTGGGTCTTCATGATGAACAGTTTGACATGGCAATTTATGGAGATGATAACGTCATTGGCTTGACGATTGATGGAATTCGTTGTTCACATTTGGGTGTACACTACTTGCGAAGATTCGGTATGACATACACTCACTTTTCTAAGAGTGGAGAGGATCGAGATGATACTCTACTTACAATTAGATATTTGGGTCGAGAGTTTGTGCCACATCTATTTGCTGTGTTAAGTCCTCTACACGAGGATGTTGTCTGGAATATATTAATGTGGAGAAGTAGAGGTGTTCTAGAAATGGAATGGCTCAATTCTTCTATTGATTCTTTCATTTTGGAGTCGTTTCAACACGGAGAAGAAAAGTATTTAAATTTTACTTCCAAGTTGTTAGCGATGTTGGAAATTGAGTATCCAACTATTGTAGAGTGCACACGAAGGAAAATTAAGTCTTGGTACGAAATTTTCCATGCACTGTATTTTGATTCGAATGTAGTCCATACGCCGCTAAACACAGCTAGTGTTATTGAAGAAGTTATTCCAAACGCTACTTTAAAAGATAGAATTTTTCGTCATGTCGTGTTGACGAAAGTGGTTTCTCAAAGTATGGAGCCATCTGATGATATAGAGTTCATCAAATCGGATCTTGTCGTCCACACGGGTGATGAGATATTTGCAGGGTGGAGTTTGCCCTTTACTGAGGAAGGATTTCGAATTGAAGCCAAAGTGATTGAGAAAACGTCTCTTAACGATTCAGTTAATCTTGGAAGAGAGATGGTAGATTTGAAACCAACTGAGCGATTAGAGCTTGGAAGTTTTAATGATCAAGCTGAACAACATGTGGTGGAAATTGGAAATATGCAAATTAATCAACCATTTGATGACATTAACATCGAGAGCTTTACTCTTAGTGATGTAATCAATCGAGAGTACAACATTGCAAATGTTAACTGGTCAACTTCATCAGCTATGAATACTTTCTTTGATCCTCTCCATTTGCCAGGGTATATATTAGAGAATTTATTCATGAAGGCTAAAATTTCAAATTTCAAAGGTATTCGAGGCAACATTCGACTAAGTTTTCGAGTAGTTGCAAATAAGTTTACATATGGAAAAGTTATAGCAGCTTATATTCCAAACAACACTCTCTCTGCGTCACAAGTTCAAGATGTTAGAGTTTGCTCTGGGTTTTCTCATGTCATATTGGATGCTGCATGCGGAGACGTTGTAGAAATGGATATTCCATATGTTAGCAAATATCGATACATAAACTTGGTTGACATTCAAGAACTTGAGTTTGGATTGGGTGATGTTTACTATGGTGTGTTGAACCCATTGATTAGTTCTGATGGTAATGTTACAGATGCCAAAATTTTAATCACTGCTCGTTTCCTAAACGCAGAATTATTCTGGCCAACTGCATCATTACCTGCATATTCTAGTTCATCAACAGTGAAATCTTCGGTTGTCAAAGAAAAATTTCGACTTGAATCTATGGAGGCATTCTATGGAACCAATTCATTAGATGACATCATAGCTGAAACTAAGATTGACGATGATGTTAGCACATCAATTGTTTCAACTGTCGTGAATTGGTTATTACAATTGTGCTCTAAATTTGACAGTTCTTATGGATTTAAAGTTGAATCCATGCCTACTAAGTCATCTAACATTCCTGGTCGCGTTGGACTAGCTAGACCTCGTACTGTATCTGTATATAAGTCTTCTAGACCTACAGTCTCTAGCCTGATGCCAATGAAAAATGCCCCTTTTAATAATATGAATTATGCAGATGCTGATAGCACAACACCAAAAGCCACATTTGATCCTGCTAACATGGGAACAACTGACGTAGATTGGGCTCAAACTGGACGAGACGATATGGAACTTGCAACAATCGGTCAAACCCCAATGTTGGTTAGTGTGATTGAATTTTTGCAATCTGACGTTAACATAACCAAGAGCTTGTCATCACCGTACGATGTTCATGAAAGAAGTTACTTTGACATAGTTCGGAGTTGGTTTCGAAATTGGAGTGGGAGTGTTAAATATGGCTTATATATTACAAGCTCAACATTGTGCTCAATTCGAATTGTTGTTTGGTTACAACATGCATCAGATGAAACAAACTATCAAGATTGTTATCATCAGTACATTGATATCGAGGGTTCTTGTTCAAAATTTATACAAATCCCTTGGTATGGTCCACAAATTACAGCACAAGTTACACCATGGAATAATGGAGGTCCACAAACGTATCCTCGTTTTGTTGCCACACTGGTAGATTGGTCTCAGGCAGATAACGTTGACGTTAATAAATTATATATCAACGTTTATAAATCTGCTGGAGAAGATTCTCACTATTCCATTTTGAGACAAAACAAATTTGTGTTTGAATGTTCTCCTAGGGCTGATTTTAAACAAACGTTTGATATGTTGCACCCATCCATGAAGTTGTTTAAACATGAAGGTATAACTCCAGATAGCTATACTCACATGAATCAAATAATTCGAAAATCAATGGCTTATAAGCAGATTACATCTATGTCGACCAACGATAATTATTTATATCATGGTATAGGAATCTCAGGAGACGTCAAATTGGGTATTGAAGCTTATGGTCGAATGTTTAGATATTGGAGAGGATCAATAGTGTATCAGTTATTTTCTAGAACATCCAATCCTGAGGTGATGTATATTGCGCAAAATAATACAAGTAGTGGTTATGTTAATGAAGGCTTGAGCTTAACTAACAGTGGTTCTCACATGCTTGAGCTAGAGGTACCAATGACATCAGCTGCACCATATTTGAATACAGACTCAACGTATGAGCCTCAAATGACGGCATCATTCAATGGAACGTCTCAGTACATATACTACTTATTCAAACGAGCCGGCAGTGATTTCCAGTTCATGGAATTGAGTCCTTGTATTGGCGGTCATTTCGAGACTGTTGTTGCCACTGATACAACCATTGGTAATCCTGGGTTATGCGCCTATCTTGCTACTAACCCATGAACGATATATAGTGTTTTTGTAAAGTGTACACTCACATAATAACTTTACGCAATCTATACGTGTATACTCACGTAGCAATATGGAATCCGTGTGGTCTTTCGTCTATTGACAAATACCTGTTCAATCATACGGTTATCAAATTGCGGTTTAATTAGTTTATAATCTATTCACTTCTACTGAAGTCCCCTTTTAGTTCCTAATTTCTACTGAAGTTAGAAGTGCTGTTACAAATTAATCAAATTAAAAGTAGTCCTTGCTATTAGAGATGCAAGAAGACGAGAAAAAGGTTTAGCCCCAATCGTAT